TCATCCAGAGTGCCGTCTTCAAACTTGGCGTTTTGATCCGCTATTGCTGATCCTGAAAGATTAGCTTCAATTCTGTAGGTTGAGGTTACGGCCATTAGTCTTGTCCCTGAAGAACTGCATCCCGGAGCATCCGGGTTAGTTTGACATAATCAATGCCCTGGCCTGAAGACATATTATTGATCGCTCCCGCTATGTCTGTATTTCCTGTATTCGCAGGGGCTGCGGCAATGTTACTGGTTACTTCCTGTGTGACGCCAATAGGAACGCTTGCGAAATCTCCGATACCGCCAGCCATTCCAAGCATCATGTTTTCACCGATTCCAGCAAATAACTGAGATGGTGAGTGAATCCCCAAAAAATTCTTAGCCGCATTGAAAGCTGATCTGGCTGCATTTACAGCGGCGTTTTTTATGAATCTTAAACCGTTCGTGATTCCTTTTGCAACTCCCCTCAATATCGCCATGCCGATTTCCTGCCAGCTCATATTCTTTAGATTGGTAATGATCTGTTTTATTTTTCCAACCATTTCTTGGACCTTATCCCTGATCCCACCCCAGTTCTTTGTCCAGGCTTCATAAACAAGATAAGCTACCCCTGCCACCGCTAACATTATTGCAATCACTGGAAGCATAGGGACCAGGGCAGCCCAGGCAGCGGTTGCAACTGAGATACCAAAGGCTAAAACAGCCACGCCCATTGCAGCCAGGACCCCAACTACAACGCCTTTATTCTCACTCAGCCATCCGGTAAACGTGCGGAAATTCTCAATCCAGATAGGTACTTTTTCCCCAAGGTAATCTCCAAGCCTTGTTACGCCGGCAATCACACCCTCCAAGAACTCAGCAAATTCAGGGCTGGCAGCGATATCTTTGATCACCCCGGCAATTGTTTCCAGCGCAGGAGTTAATCCCGCACCAACCGCAGCTTTAGTATCTTCCATTATTGCCGCTAATTGGCGTTGAGAGTTTGCCAGGCCGTCAGAAGTATTCTGGAAATCCCCGGCATATTTATCGGTCTGATCGTAAACAAGGGCAAGAGCTGCCTGAGCTTTGGCGGCATCGTTTATTTCACCATTCGCATCAGCGAGCCCCATTTCCATGGCTTTGGCATTTATCATGGCTTGGTTCATCTTCACACCGAATTGTTCCAGGGGATTAAATTCACCTTTGATCGCAGACTGAATTGCTCCAAAAGCCTGATCAACATCTGTATTAAAGATAGACGCCATATCAGACGCCCGTTCCATAAGACTGATCGTTTCCCCAACCAGTTCTTCTTCAGCTACACCAACATTCCCAAGCATTGCCCCCATTTCAGCAGACATTTGACTAAACGCCCGGTTGGATAAACCAACAGAAGTAGCGGCGCTTTTCCCATAAGCCAGTATTTCTTCAGATCCTTTCTCAAATACAACATTCACAGCATTGATCGATTCTGCAAGGTCTGTGGCCGGGGCAATTGTAGAGGCCAGAGCAGCAGCTCCTGCACCAATACCAACAGCAATCCCGGCAGTGATGCCCATTCCAACCTTGGAAAGGTTATCAAAAGTGCCTTCTAAGTGCTTGGTTTTCTTTTCAGCTGCGTCCATCCCTTTATCAAAGGGTCCAGATTCAACTCCAAGAGAAACAAGCAATTTCTTTAGTGTTCCTGCTGCCATAATTATTCCTTATCCCTGAGATCAGCGCCGCCCAAGGCGATGGTATACATTTCTGCAAACTGTATCTGTTCTGCTCCGGTTTGTGGTTCCTTCTTTCCCATACTTGGCATGAAGTCTGATACTTCATAAGCCCTTTGGCTTTTTGCCCGGTTCACATTCGCAACCGTTGACGCTGTTATCGCGTGCCCTACATAACCCGCTTCTGCCCCAAAAGGTTCGAGTTGCGAGAAGGCCATCCATTCGGTTATTTCCCGGCTAGATATTCGCCCAAGCAACTCGTTTACAGTCATGCCCAAATGCCCGGCTAGTCTGAAGCAGAATCGTCGAAAGGGCTCTCTTCCAACCCCTCCGATAAGTCCTCTACATCGGCTTCTGTAAGCCCGGAAAGTCTTTGTGCAACCTCGAAGATACGATTCAAAGGAGCGGCAGCCTTTTCATTTAGCGCCTTTACATCGGCGGGAGTAAAAAGTTTCTTTCCGTCTTCATTGACAATAGACAGACTGCACAATATGGCTCTCATATCAACCATATTGATCTTTTGTTTATTGCCAGGATTCTTAATAACACCGGCTTCAAATCTTCCTCTTTCTTTTCCGGTTATTCCCTGGACAATTACATCCCCACCCCATTCGTGGGCGTCTACGATCTCAGTCAGGACATCTTCTGCCTGTAAGATATCTTCTCGGGTCAATATCTTGCTCTTTCCTTTTGTAAACATTTATTCCTCCTGTAAATCTTAGGCTAAGGTTGGCACACCACTTAATTTGAATTTCACACTTGCGGTCAAAGCCCCACCTACTGGCGCCGTTGGTTCAAATCCAGTTACAAAGGCGCTGAAATCCCATTGCGTTGGCGCAACGTCCGGCCAAGTAATATGGAATGTAGTGATCAATGTCCGCGCGGCTAAATCGACAAGCAAATCTGCGTGAGTAGCCCCCGCTGGATCAAAGACAAGATCCGCTGTGACTTCACCTGATCTGAGGATGGTCCCAATTACCTCTTCCCACGCACCTGTTGAATCGTGACTGGTTACGTCTTCGGTATCCAGTGATAGCCCGGGGCCAGAAAGATTAGTAACTTGGGCATAGACTACCGCGCCTTTTAGAAGTTGGGTTCCAAATGCATCATATTTTGCCATAACTTACTCCCTTATGCTAATAGTGGTTGTCCAGTGATTTTTGCTTTTACGGCTGCGGTCAAAGCTCCCCCGACAGGATCCGATGGTTCAAACCCTGTTACATAACCCGAGAACTCCCATTCAGTCGTGTCTGGGAAAATTAGTTTGAAGAAAGAATATATCTTATCTTCCATCCTGTAAATCAGACCTGTTCCGGCATCGTGGGTTGCGTTCGCCGGGTCGTAAACAATATCAAGAGAAACTTCCCCGCTTCTAATAATTGTCGCTACTACTTCTTCAAAGGCGGTCGCTTGATCATGGGTGGTTACGTCTTCAGTGTCTACTCCCAAGCCAGGTCCAGAAATATTTGTTACCTGGGCAACTTCTACTTCAGCAACCCCGGCAACCCCTGCCGTTCCAGCTGCAACAGTTCCAGCTCCAACAGAACCGTTATCATCATAAGCAATTTCCATAGTTCCATCATTGCCTAAAGCCTCTATCATTCTAAGATATAGATTAGTTCCCACTGCGTATGCAACCATATACGGTGTAATGTTTGCATCGAGATTAATAGCCGCTACTGCTTTTCTAACGATATCCCGGGCGGCATCGCCGACTAGCAACGCAACCGCTACATCATCAGCCCCCGATATTGCAGAAGTAATTGTAAATTTTGCGTTGCCTGCTCCAGTTACAACGTCACCCGCTCCATCAGGAACAACCGTTATATAATGCGTTTGCTGAGTTCCGATCTGTAATTCTGTTCCATATGCAGCGTATTCTGCCATTTTTTTTACTCCTCAATCCAAATTATATAATCTGATCTGCTCCGGTAAAGCTCACTGTCCGGGTCATATTCAGGATTTTCGTTATCCGCAAGAGCCGATCTGATAGTTATAGAGCTCGGGGCTGTTCCAATCGATCCTGTTTTCCCATTCAATGCCGCTCGTACCTGATCATTTATTGCTTTCACAGATGCGTATGTACTGCCCCAGGCATCAAATTGGAACCTGGGTGAAGTAAGATCCCCTGCAATCCCTGAGTTGTCGTGGGTGTTAATCCGGGGAGTTGAAATTCGCTGATAGGTCAGGCATGGCAACGTGGCGCCCTGGGGGATCCGCATGGAATAAACCCTTGCTCCAATCAGAGCAGTTATCCCAGCGTATGTCGATAAGTAACTATGAAGTCCCTCTTCTAAAACAGCCATTACTTTGACGCCTTATCTAAGTTTCTTTTGATCTCTGTCTTTACAGCTCTAACTATTTCATCAGTGTTTTCATCAAGTCCAGGCCTGAGATACGGACGGGCAGGCATGTGTACAATCGACCCCGGTATTCCAAATGCGCCTTTTATAATTCCACCAAGCTCGTGGATCCTGGCATAAACAACATTTGTCCCGATATGTGCTTCTGCGCTTGTCTTTGTTTTCTTTCCCTCGGAAACGTTTATTGAGTTTACTAACGTTCCTGTTTGTATATTCAGCCCGGGTCTTCC